TTATTTCGATTGAATCAATCCATATTCTTTGAACTTAATCACTTCATCACCGGCCCATTCATTGAACTGAAGTAGACGTGATTGAAGAGGGGTAATTTCATTGTGATAAAAAACTTCAGTCGCAGATTTGATATCACCGAAGCCACCGGCATTGTTGGGTACAATTCCCATGAGCTGTGGCGGGATCCGAAGAGCAGCAAGTGTGTCATCACGAGTAATGGATTTAATATTTGTGAAATCATCCTTAGCTGCAATCTCTGAAGTTGGAATAACTTGGATACCATCCTTCTTACCATTTGGACTGTAATAAAAAAGATTGCGGAAGTTTCCTGGCCCCTTACTTTCTTTCAATGCAGTACGCAGGGCGGTGATGTCATTTGGATCACTGGCTGGGTCATTCACGTATAAGATAAAACCGGCATGAGAACCATTGTTGTAATACTTGCGTCTGAATAAAGTCGCTGATTCATTTAGCCAGGCACTTTGTAAAGCAGACATATACTCTGGAGTTCCATAAATTTCCTGATCAATATCCGTTTCTCGAATATGACAAATACGGTCTTGAGCAAATTCATATTCTTCATAGCCACGATGGCCATGGTTTAAATAGAAGTACTGTCCTTTATGTTCTCCAGCACGGGTGTACTTTGCCAATGCTGGCTTAAACTCAATTGTATTTTTGAGTCTTGAACGTACATCCTCAACATAAGTATTCCCACACCAGATAAAGTCTAAAGCAATTTGTTCAAATGCTTTACGGCTTAAACGGGTATGTGGAATAAATAAATTGGCCAAAAAGTTTCGTTTAAAAATAATTCCACTACTCAAGTAGGGCGTGGATTTCCAGCTTTTAGATAATCCTTCCAGGCTCACTTGAGGTTCATACCAGCGACCATTGAACCAGCATTCCATATAATTTGATAAATCATGGCCATCCAAAACTGGTACCGCATCACCAAATGAAAATGCTTCGGTTTTTTGTGGAATAGATTGCTGTAAAGGTTGAGGTAAAAAGTTTAATGCTGTGTTCATCAAACTTTTAGCTGTTGAAAAAGGATTCATGAATAAATCTCCAATACGGAAGTGTTTGTTTCTGTAATACCAGCCAATGGTTCGTTATAGATCGCATGCATAAGTGCCCATGCAAGATCCGCATGGCCTATTTCTTCTGAACGTCCGGCTGTGAAAGTGATTTGTGTTTGGCTTGCAGTCATTGTTTTTTTGATACTCATTAATGACTGGGTCAGGTCTTTGTCGCCTGCGTCATATTCAAGACGGCCATTACGGATGACATCTAAGGTTTTATAGACGAGCTGAGCCTTAACTTCTGGTGAATATTTAAAGGCATGAACAGCAGGGAAGAATTGACGAACCAATTCAGCAACACCAACACCCATGCCCGTCGTATCGATACCTATATAAGTGACGTTATAGCGCTTAGTGATATTTCGGATGTGTTCAGCTTGCTGGGCAAAGTCATCACCTTTAAATTGATGACGTTCCAATACTCGGAACTTGCCCCCGGCTACAGCTGGTGGTGCAAGTACAATAAGACCGGCATTGTCACCACTTAAAGCCGGATCGTATCCAACCCAGACAGGTTTGTTTGCAAATGGACGTGTATGCCAGACTTTGAAATCTGACCAAAGCTCCAAACTGTCCACCATACAATGCATAAGCATATTGAGTGGGAACATGCTCTGACCATCATCCACAAACTCGCACATCAATAAGTTTTGGAAGTCTTCTGCAGAGTATTCAAATCGAAGGTCATCAATATTGAATAGATCACATCCACCTTCTTCAGCATCCAGGATCGTGACAATCTGACGCCAGATTTTGTCTTCACATTTACGCCCTTTTTTCAGGGAATCATGTGAAACATCGATGGTGACCTGTTTATCCTTTGGACGTCCTTTATTGAATCGAGCACCAGTCCAGAATCCGTAGGCTTCATGGGTAATGGTGGACGGAGTTGAAAAGTAGGTCTTACGCCACTTTTTATGCAAGGCCATTGCCGATGCAACTTTTTCCAGTTCATTGAAACCATGCGTCCAGAAAAATTCATCGAAATAAAAATTACCGTGATGGCCCTGAGCAGTACGATAGTTTGTTCCCAGGAACAAAAGTTCTGCACCATTGGAAAGAACAATCGGATCCCCAGTAAGTTCCACACCACAGACATCGGCAGCAAAGGCCTTAATGTAATGCTTGAAAATATGTGCCTGGGCTTTGGAAGCAGATAGGAAAATCTGATTTCGACCAGTTTTTAAAGCATCAATCAGTGCTTCCCTGGCAAAGTAATAAGTCGCACCAATCTGACGACTTTTTAAAATTGCACGTGAACGTTGATCGCCTGCACGGTACCAGGTCCATTGGTATTCAAATAAGTTTTCCTCAAACGCCAGAACCAGTTCTTCAATCTGTTCTTCAGTAAAGTGATTTGGAACTTTTTTGCGTGGGGCAGAGTTACGTTTGCGGATCTCCGGATTCAGATCGGCTTCGGATCCATCATTGCGATACTTTTCAATCCGGGCGAATTCTTTATATGCCCGCATCAACATATCAATTTCTTTAATGTCGCCCGATGTCTTTTTATTTTTTAGGATGAGCACCATTAGGCGAACCGTCAGGGCATTCTCAACACGGTTTTCGGGTTTCTCTTTTTCCCAGTCTTCGCGTGTTTTCCATGCCTGGACAGTTCGCTCATTTTCATTGAGGACTTCTGCAATATCGACAATTTTCCACCCAAGCCAATACAAAAACTTGGCTTTGAGTTTGTTGTCCATAATCAGGTGCAAATTTGCTATAGGGGATAAGTCATTCATTGCCATTTGCTGTTTGCTTTAATGTGCAAACATTGGCAGTACAAGGCTTAATTATCAGTCGAGCCTATTTGTATATGGCTTATATACAAGCCCCTTTAATTGCAGTGCATGCGCCAGATTGCCCATTCTGCACCTATTCAAAATCGTGATTTTTATCCGTTCCTGATTAACAAATAGGTTTGCAAATGAGCAAAGACAACAAAGACAAGAAATACAAATCGAAATGGTTTCGTATTGCTGTAGCTGGTGACACAACCGACGGTCGCGAGATCCAGGCTGATTGGATCATCCAAATGGCACAAAACTATAATCCAGATACTTATGGTGCTCGCATCAATATTGAGCATTTCCGTAGTATTTATCCGGGCAGTGTGTTTGGTGCCTATGGCGATGTCCTGGCATTAAAAACTGAGAAAGTCACCATCGATGGTGAAGAAAAAGATGCGCTATTTGCTCAGATTGAACCGACGCAAAGCCTGATTGAGCTGAACAAGCAAAAGCAAAAAGTTTATACATCCATTGAAGTAGATGAAAACTTTGCCAATAAAGGTACTGCATACTTGATCGGGCTTGCTGTAACGGATAGCCCAGCATCACTCGGTACCGAAATGCTTCAGTTTGCAGCGGGTGCCAAAATCAATCCATTGGCCGACAAAAAGCAACGTCCAGAAAACCTGTTTACTGCAGCTCAAGAAGTCACTCTTGAATTTGAAGAAGTGAAAGAGCCGCAATCCTATTCCGCAGGTGTTATTGAAAAAGTAAAACAGCTTTTCTCAAAACAAGAAAAACCCGAGAAAAAGCCTGCGGAATCTTTCTCCGAACAGGAACAAGCCATTATTGAAATCGCTCAGGAAACAGCAAACCAAGGTCAAGCTGTTTCAAAACTTGAGAATGATTTCAATACCTTAAATACCGAGCATGAGCAGCTCAAACAAGACTTCAATGAATTGAAAAGCAAGCTGGACAGTGAACCGGATACTGACCCACGTCCTAAATCTGGCAATTCTAATTTCAATGAAGTTGTTGATTGCTAATTCAGTTCGTTAGCCCTTACCAGCATTAAAAAGAGTACACATCATGCGTAACGAAACACGTTTTAAATATAACGCTGCCATGAAGCAGCTGGCTAAATTGAACAACGTTGAAAAAGTTTCTCAAAAGTTCAATGTTGAGCCATCAGTTCAACAAAAACTGGAAGATAAAATCCAGTTGTCTTCTGCATTCCTACAGAAAATTAATATTTTTGTGGTACCAGAACAGTCTGGTGCAGCTGTAGGCCTGGGCATTTCACGTCCGATTGCATCGCGTACCAATACAGGTACCACTGACCGCCAAGCTGTAGATCCATCATCTATGGACCAGCGTTTCTATTTCTGTCGTCAAACCAACTTTGATACAGCGATTAAATACGCAAAATTGGACCAATGGGCGAAGTTCAAAGATTTCTATGCACGTTTCTCTGGTCAAATCCAAAAACGCCAAGGCCTTGACCGTATCATGATCGGTTTCAACGGTACATCTTATGCAGCGACCACAGACATTGTTGCCAATCCGAAATTGCAGGATGTGAATAAAGGCTGGCTGCAAAAAATGCGTGAAGAAAATGCTGCACGTGTTATGTCATCCGGTGATGTTGATGGAAAAATTACCATTGGCGCAACGGGTGATTATCACAATGTCGATGCCTTGGTCATGGATATGGTCAGTGAACTGATTGATGAAGTGCACCAGGACAATCCTGATCTGGTTGTACTGTGTAACCGTAAAACGGTTTCAGACAAGTACTTCCCACTGGTCAACAAAGACCAGGATAACTCTGAAAAACTGGCAGCAGATATCATTATCAGCCAGAAACGTATGGGTAACCTGCCTGTTTATGCGGTGCCATTCTTCCCTGAAGGTACCATCCTTGTGACCACTTTCGACAACCTGTCAATTTACGTTCAGGAAGGTGCTCGTCGTCGTACTGTCATCGACAACCCGAAACGTGACCAGATCGAAAACTATGAATCTTCAAACGAAGATTACTACATCGAAGATCTAGGCCTTGCTGCATTAGCAGAAAACATCGAATCGGTGTAAGCCTATGTCATTAGCACGTCGACATTTCCAAAAACATAGTGCTAAAGCAGCAGCCGAAACGGCTGCTGAGTTCGGCACCATGCAAGAGCAATCATTTTATGAATTGCAACTTGCCCAGCTTAACAATGACCGCCATCGCTTAAAGCAGATTCAATCTACTGAAGCGAAAATCCAGCTTAAAAAAGCATTGGTACCAACCTATCTGCCATATGTAGACGGAATTATTGAAGCCAATAAATCGGTTCAAGATGTCGTATTTATGACGGTTTTGGTGTGGTGTATCGATGTTGAAAACTATGCCAAAGCATTAGAAATGGCTGAGTTTGCACTCGTGCATAACATGATCATGCCAGACCGCTTTGAACGTAAAACTGCAACTTTAGTGACTGAAGAAATTGCAAATGCATTTTTGAAGAAGCTGAAAACTAATGCAGATATTGATATTGAAGTACTGCAGCAGCTTGAACAGCTTGCCCTCAATACAGAGTTTGAAGAAAAACTCCCGGATATGCCTGATCAAGTCAAAGAAAAACTCCCGGATATGCCTGATCAAGTCAAAGCAAAACTTCTGGTTGCATTAGGTAAAGCGACGATCAAGCAAATCCAAAGCAAAGATGAACCAAGTCAGTCAGACATTGAGTTCGCTCAAGAGGCCCAGGCATATTTGGAACGAGCCATTGAGCTGGACGACAAATGTGGTGGCAAACAGGACTTAAAAAACATGGAAACATTGTTGAAAAAGTTCCCGCCACAAACACCAAAACAGGCTGAACCTTTGCTCAATGCAGATGGTTCGCAACTCGTAGATGATCAAGGCAACTTGTCATTCAAACCGACCTAACCGAGTGCCCACGCACCGCATGGGCGAACAATGGTGATGTCATTACAATGTAATACACATTAAGCCCATTGTTCCCACCCATGCACTAAATATTCAATAAAAACAAAGGCAGGGGACAGAATGGGATTTGTTGCAAATGGCAATAGTACACCAAGCCAGATCGTCATCAAGAGTGACTCGTTTTATCCGAATGTTGATTTGGATCACATCCGTGAAATCGTCAGAATCGATGGAGCAGTCACAAATGCCCGACTCCAGCAAGCCATCATTGAAGAAGTGATCGATGTAAATCGACTGCTGAAAAGTTTAAAAGACAAAGCAGCTCAACTCTCCGATTTATCAACCTCTGAAATTAATGACCAGCCTGAAACGGATTATCTGTATATGTCAGCTGTGGCCAATGGTGTCGCAGCCAAGATTAATGAGAATTATCGCAATTATGACAGTTCCAATTCAGGGGCAAAAAAAGCTGAGCAAGCAGAACTCACTGTGGATGATTACCGTCGAAACAAGCAGTGGGCAATTCTTCAATTATTAGGTGAAAACCATACTGTGGTGGAACTGATATGAGAAATATAAAAGGCCTTTTAGCTGCAGCAGCTGCTGCATTTGGTATTAAAGCAATGGATTTTAATGAAGGATGTGATCTTAAGTTCCACCCTTCCCAAAATAAGCCAAACCGTATCAGCCAAAAGAAACGTCGGTTAAACCAGCGTCGCAGAGGTAAATGATATGAAAATGAATATCTCTTCAATCGAAAAACATCAACGTTCACATAGCTATAACTTTGGTCAAAAGGAATTAGAGCAGCTTGCTTTAAAAACTGTTGCCAAAGAGCTAGGCCTGGATCTGACACAGAACAATTTAAAAGTTGAAGTCTCGCTATCTTCGCAATCCGGTGGAATTAATCCAACGACCTATTCTTGCAAAGTACTGATCACTGAAAACCTGGATTGCAAGGAATAAAGCGAATGGCCAAAACCATCAATGCCCTGCAAAACGACACAGTCGATGCGATCTGCTGGAGGGAATACGGCAGAAGTTCCGGAGTGGTGGAAAAAGTACTTGAAGCCAATCCAGGCATTGCTGCGTATGGCCCATTTCTTCCTATGGGGACTGAAGTCATTCTGCCAGATCTAGAAACACCACAACAAATTAAACAAACCATCCAGCTATGGGACTAAAAAAATGGCAGAACCAACTACAACCGCAACAATCGCTGGATTAAGCACATTTGCATTTCTACCGTTCGTAAACGGGGATGCAATGCTGGGAGCAGTACTCGGTGCAGCTTTCATCGCAACTTTTGAAAAGGATCTCACCGCTTTTCAACGTATCCGCAATATGTTGCTGGCAACCGGCATTGGTTATATCAGTGCACCGCTTATTACAGAACACACATTTTTAAAAACAGATGCCGTTGCAGCACTGATCACATCAACCGTTTGTTTATTTGTCCTGGTCAAAGTGATGGACTGGGTCAAAGCAGCAAAGCTGTCAGACCTTTTAACAAAAATAACTGACATCCTGAACATCTTCAAAGGTGGTAAATCATGATCGAATTTCTCTTTCAAGCCATTGCCGTAATTGCATATGTAATTTGCGGCTTCCGCATTGCTGCATTCAGCCATGGTGGTGATTTCCACCGTGGTTATTCCTTCCTGGCAGCAATCCTCATCGCATCGTTTTTAGGACAATGCATTCATATCCTGTTCTTTAAAGATCCAGTCACGGTATGGGACGCGATTTTCGCAGTACTGCTTGCGATCATCATTATGCGAACCAAAGGTAATGTGGCCAAACTGATCTGGAGTCCATCATGATTATTAAATTTGGTGCACGTGGTGATGCTGTCATCAGCATTCAAAAGCAGCTCATCAGCTTAGGGTTCAAAGGTAAAGATGGTAAAGCCTTAAAACCTGATGGTGACTTTGGTGCAAATACTGAATATGCAGTACTGCAGTTTCAAAAAAGCGTAGGTATTCTGGCCGATGGTAAAGTCGGTGATAAAACCCGGGCAGCACTGGCTGGTCAAAGCGTTTCCAAGTTTTTAAAAGACAGTGACTACACAGCAGCTGCAAAACGTCTGAAAGTCTCTGAACTGGCCATTCGTGTCTTTGGTGCAACTGAAGGTCGTGGTGTCGGCTTCCTGAAAAATGGCAAGGCCAAAATCCTTTTTGAACGTCACCGCATGTATCACTACCTGGTGCAGCTCAAAGGTAAAACCTTTGCCAATGCTCAAATGAAGCAGTATCCAAATCTGGTGAACACTGCAACCGGTGGATATAAAGGCGATGCAGCAGAATATACCCGGTTAAGCCTGGCAAAAAATATCTGTGCTGAAGCAGCACTCATGTCATGCAGCTGGGGGCAGTTCCAGATCATGGGCGAAAACTGGAAAGTATTAGGTTATAGCTCGGTCTTTGAATTTGTAGATCAGATGCAGGCCAATGAATCCTTACAACTGGAAGCATTTATCCGTTTCATTGAATGGAAAACCGGTACCGTAAATGGCAAAAAGATCGCTTTGATTGATGCGCTGCGTGCTGAGAATTGGGAAGCTGTATTCACGCTGTACAACGGACCAAATTATAAAAAATTAGGCTACCAGGCGAAGTTCCAGAAAGAATGGGATCACCTTGAACCGATCTATGGGGAGAAAAAAGCAGCATGAATGCTTTAATTTTCGATCCAGTCACCAAGTTGGTCATCGTTTTACTCATTGCCTTGGCGTTGGTTTTTGGGATCAAGCATTACAACGGCCTGAATCAAAAAGTCGGACAGCTGGAAACCCAGCTTACTGAAAAGCAGCAGCTGATTGACACCCAAAACAGCAATATTGCCGACATTAAAGAGCAGATCACCAGCCAGGCGCAGGCCATTGCTGACTTGCAAAAAGCCCAGGATGAACTGCAGCTGAATTCAGAACAACGAAAAATCAATATAAAAGAGATTTTGAATCATGATCAGGATGCTAAAACTTGGGCTAGTCAGCCTGTGCCCGATGCTATTCGTAGCATGTTCAGTAACACCGGCACCGCAAACGCAAACACAGTCCAATCCGCTTTATCCAGTACTGACCCGGTGCAATAAGCCTTTATTAAATATTCAAACCAATGAAGATTTAATTTTTGCATTAGAAACCACCGAACTGGCCAGGGCACTTTGTGCTGCAAAAGTCGATTCAGTCATTCAGATCCAGGAACAGCAATATGAAAAAGCCCGATAGCCTTCGTAGTCATATCCTTGCTGCAGTCAAAGAACTGCAGCGAGATCCTGAACGTATGCTGATTTTTACCGACAAAGGTAATGTGCGTTGCACCGGTGCAAATGGGCTTTCATTTGAGTATGTCTATGACCTGAATTTTATCCTGACGGAGTTTGCTGGGGAGCTTGATGCGGTCATGATTCCTTTATTAGACTGGGTACGCGTCAATCAGTCTGAATTGCTTATGAATCTGGAAAAAAGTAAAGAAGCCTTCAAGTTCGAGACTGTCATTTTGGACAATGGTACTGTAGATCTGTCTCTGACTTTCCCCGTGACTGAACGCGTCATTGTAAAGCGTCAGGATGATGGCACGTTAAATATTACTTTCCCAGATGAACCTCAGTATGAAACTGCTTTAGATTCTCAACCTATGCAGCTTATTGATAATCGAACCGGTGAAGTACTCGCAGCCTGGACTTCAGCATCAACTGAACAGCAGGATTGGTAAATTATGGCCAATCTGGAATTACTGACAGAACATCTGGGTGTCATGCTGCAAAAACTCAGTGAGGCTGAACGACGCAAGCTGGAAATGAGTATTGGCCGTAAGATCCGGGCATCCCAAAAAACGCGTATTACCAGACAGAAAAATCCGGATGGCAGTGCCTTTGTTCCAAGAAAGAAACGCCTGCGTGACAAGAAAAATAAAATCAAAAACAAAATGTTCAATGTCATCAAAAATGCCAAATACATGCGCGTGCAAAGAACTGCACAGGGTATGGCCATTGGCTTTACTGGCCGTATTGCTTTTATCGCCCGGGTACACCAGTTTGGCTTGGTGGATAAAGTAGATCGGGACGGCCCAAGCGTGAAATACGACAGCCGTGAGCTGCTTGGCTTTACCGAAGAAGAAATCAAAATGATTGAAGCCGATGTGCTGGAGCATCTGGCAGCAAAATAAAATCATTTGTATATAGCGCATATACAAGCCACATCAAATGCAATCCAAAATCATCTGCAACACGATTGCAGCATGAGCGCAGAACTACATCGACGCCTTGAAAACCTGATTCGATTCGGAACCATCAAGGCTATATATCCTGATCAACCTTTTACGACAGTCACCGTCACTATTGGCGCGATTACGACTGGGAAACTTCGTTTTCTGACATTAAGAGCAGGCAAAACCAAGACCTGGGATCCACCAAGTGTGGGGGAGGAGGTCATGGTTTTGAGTCCGTCCGGCGTACTTGAAATGGGCGTGGCCATTGCTGGCTTTAATAATCAGGACAATCCGTCACCATCCGATGACCCAAATAAAACCATCCGGATTTTTGAAGATGGCTGCCTTCTTTCCTATGACACAAAAACCCATCACCTGGATGCTGTTTTGCCAGAAGGTGGCACCTGCAATGTGACCGCCGATGTTCAAATCACTGGAAAACTGCATGTCACAGAAACCATTACTGCCGGTGACAACATTTCCACCGTTGCCGATGTTCTCGCTGGTGATATCAGCTTGACGAAACACAGAACATCAGGCGTTAAAGCCGGAAGTGAAGAATCAGGAGGCCCAATTCCATGATGTCCCGCTATAACGGATCAGAACTGACTGAACTTGAACACATTCGGCAGTCATTAGAAGACATTGCCACCACGCCTATTGGTTCCCGGCTCATGCGTCGCGAGTACGGTACCTTACTGGCCAGCCTGATGGACCAGCCGATCGGCCAAGCCCTGTATTTAAAAATTTACAGCACTTTATACAGTGCCTATGTGCGCTGGGAAGATCGTATCGAAATCAGCCAGATTAGCGTGGCAGAGCTGAATAAAGGGCAATTGATTTTAGATGTCATCGGCTTTTTAAAAACAAATGGTAATGAGGTCAACATGTCAATTCCAGTTAAATTAGGTGCCGTCTCATGAGTACAGTCGACTTTTCACAGTTACCGGTTCCTAACCTGATTCAGGAATTAGACTACGAACGTATTTTGAGTGAGCGTAAAGAAAAATTTATTGCCCTGTATCCTGAATCTGAACAGGAAAAATGGCGCAATGTCCTTAGTCGTGAATCAGATCCGATCGTCAAACTGCTTGAAGAAAATGCTTATCTGGAGCTGCATTATCAGAACAAATGCAATGCCGATGCCCGGGCATTGCTACTTGCTTATGCTGAAGGCCCAGACCTGGACCATTTGGCTTTAACCGAATATGGCTTGGTCCGTTTGCTGGTTACACCTGCAGATAATTCTGTTATTCCACCGCTGCCTGCAGTTTATGAATCAGATGAACGTTTAAAAGAACGTTGTCTTTTACAGTACGACGGTATGAATACCGCTGGTTCATCAAATGCCTACAGATTTTTCACATTAAGTGCAGATGGCAGGGTACATGGCATCAAGGTTTATTCACATATTGATAACCCATATCTACTGGATATTGTCATTTCACAGGTGGATAGCGAAACAGGAGAAGCTTCCCAGGAACTGATTGATATTGTACAGGCTGCTTTAGATCCTGATCTTGTCCGTCCTGTTTGTGACCGTCCAACGGTCAAATCCAGCATTGCAACTGATTACCAGATTTCAGCCCGACTGTTTGTCGGTAAAAATGCCGAGGATTCGCTTTTACTGGAAGCAGCCAATCTCAGACTCGAAAGTTATATCCAAAAATCAAAAAAGAATGGATCAAGCATACGGTTATCTGCAATTTATGCTGCATTGCATGTAGATGGCATCAGTCGTGTCGTAATTGATGAACCTGCTGCAGATATCGAAATTGATATCTACCATCACCCATTTTGTACTGCAAAAAGCATCAGTATTGGGGGGACAGAGTGAAAACTTTATTGGCTCCCAACTCAACTTTATTAGAAAGGAATCTGGCTGAAGTCTCGAAGGATGCATTTGAGCTACCTTCAATCCGTGTCGTCAAAAATATTGATGAAGTACCTTCAGAATTTCTTCCATTTCTTGCTTATCAGAAGTCAGTGGATTACTGGGATGCCAACTGGCAAGACCAATTGAAACGAGAAGTGATTAAGTCATCACGTGATCAACACAAAATCAAAGGGACAACAGCCGCAATTAAACAAGCGTTAGAGCCATTTGGTTATGAAGTCAACCTGATTGAATGGTGGCAAGCACAGCCGAATCTGACACCAGGAACGTTTAATTTAGAGCTAAACGTGATTGGTAAAAGTTTAAATGCTGAAACATACAGTGAAATTAATCGACTCGTTTCTGAATCGAAAGCTGCATCACGGCATTTAGCCAATCTAACAGTCACAATTAATCCAATTTTAACGATACGAAATCTGCTCGTTCACCAAACAGCAATCACGTTTACAAGTCATCCGAGGTCATAATGGCTGAATACTATAATGTCACAACGAATCTTGGCGATGCTGAAATAGCGAATGCTATCGCCACTAATACAAAACTAGATATTACTCACGTGGCTTTTGGTGATGGTAACGGTTCAGTACCAACCCCAAATAAGGCACGAACATCTTTAGTACGTGAAGTACACCGTCAGGCCGTTACTAAATATGAGAGACACAAAACCAATGCAAATTGGATTGTGATCGAAACAATTATCCCGTCCAATGTCGGGGGGTTTACCATTCGTGAAATGGGTGTAATTGCTAACGGAAAATTAATTTCCCATGGTAGTCATGCACCATTTGAGAAAGTCGAAGACCCGTCCGGCGTTTCTGAATATCGACTCAAATTCACACAGAATATAACTGATGGTTCGGTAGTCGAAATAATGTTAGATGAATCTCTAATCTATGCTTCACAAGCATGGGTTGAAGAAAACTTCATTAAACGCATAGACATTATTGATAATTTAACAACAAACGAACCAGCGAAACCCGTTTCAGCAAAGCAAGCAAAAGTTTTGCAAGATAATAAACTGGATAAAAATGCTAATGCTGCTAGTGCATCAAAGCTTGAAACATCGCGTCAGGTATCGTTCTCAGGAGCGGCGACTGGCTCATTTAATTTTGACGGCTCCACTGGCACATCTTGCACCTTAACCTTGGCAAATTCAGGAGTTACGGCTGGGACTTACGGAACAACTTTAAAAGTTCCTGTGATTACGGTAAATGCTAAAGGGCTGATTACAACGGTTACAACGCAGGATATTCCATCCGCATCCACATCTGTGAAAGGTCTTGTTCAGCTAAGCAATGCTTTAAACAGTACAAGCACAGTACAAGCGTTAACGGCTGCACAAGGTAAAAAGCTCCAAGATGAGAAGTTAGATAAGTCAGGCGGGACGGTTACCGGTGGGCTTAATATTAATATTGATGCCGATGGCGGGTTGAGTGTAAACGCAGGAGGGACGACTCAGGCTCAGGTTCGTGTTTCCAATTCAATTCACAATGGCATGTTACAAGCATCTGTGGGTGGAAACTTTGGTCTCTATGATACAACCTTTGGGAAATGGATTGTTCACGCAAGATCTTCTGGTGATGTAGAGCTAAATGGCAATGCAGCATCCGCGACCAATTGCAGCCGTTCAATTGCAGCTGGAAACGGCCTAAGCGGCGGCGGTGAGTTGAATGCAAACCGCACACTAACACTTGGAACACCGGGGACTATAACAGCTTCGACAGGGAATGCTGTTAGCGCTTCAAGTCATACACATGATTTAAATATTGACGGCTTCTTTCAAGCCGCAAAATCAGCGAACGGCTATCAACGATTTCCGGGTGGTTTGATTTTGCAGTGGGGTACTGCAAATAGTGATAGCACTAGCGGTACAGTAACCATGCCTATCGCTTTCCCGAATGAAACTTTATTTGGTCTTGTCGGTGAAACTAAATCTGATACATCTGGGCCAACTTTTAATTTTGCTTGGGTTAGAGGAACAACAACTAAATCAACACTAGGCTGGCAATCTACAGGTAATCCGGGTTTATTTTCGTGGTTCGCCATCGGTTATTAGGAGAAAAAATGATTAAATTTAGTGAACAAGAACAGGCGTTTTTCGATACCGACTTGCTTTACGCGGAATTACCTACTGATCTGGTAGAGGTAAGTGAAGAACAGCATTCACTTTTGCTTGAAAAGATTAATCAAGGCTGTCATGTTTTTAAAAATCTAAATGTGTCAGAGCCGCCGCCAAGTCCGTTCCATGAATGGCAAAGCAATAAATGGATCGACCTACGTACACCAGAAGAAATAGCATCTTATAATCGCTCCCTATTACCCAAACTATCTAAACGCCAATTTGCTTTATACTTATACGATCACGATATGTATGATCAAGTGATGCAAGCGATTGAAGCAAATCCACGATTCAAAATTGAATACGATTCTGTTTCTGATATTGAGCGACTTAGCCCAACCGTAGCAGAAATAACTTTATTACTTGGCTGGACAGAAGAGCAAGTCGATCAAATGTGGGAACAAGCACTAGCACTTTAAAACCTAACGCGATCATTTGTATATAACGCATATACAAGCCCATCTAATCGCAATTAAAAAGCCATTTTGTAAGCCTGTGAGCTGTATATAAAACAACAGATCACAGGCTAATTTTATGGCTACAGATTCATATCATCACGGTGTCCGGGTTCATGAACTCAATGAAGGCACCCGTCCTATCCGAACTGTTTCAACCGCAGTTATTGGCTTAGTGGCAACTGCAGAAGATGCAGATGCAGATGCCTTACCATTGAATACCCCAGTCCTTGCCACAGACATTAAAACCGCTTTAGACAAAGCCGGAACGCAAGGTACTTTGGCACGTTCATTACAGGCCATTGCCGATCAGACCAATGCTGTCACTGTCATTGTCCGTGTAGACACCAAAGAAACCGAAGCAGAGCAGACTTCAGCCCTTATTGGTGGCGTTGAAAATGGCCGTTATACCGGCATGAAAGCCCTGCTTGCAGCTGAGCAAAACCTGAAAGTCCGTCCACGCATTCTGGGTGTTCCAGGACTTGATTCGGCACCAGTGGCAGCTGGACTTGTGTCACTTGCTGAAAAGCTACGTGCGTTTAGTTACCTGTCAGCATATGACTGTGAAACCAAAGAAGATGCAGCTGCTTATCGTGAATCAATCGGTGCACGCGAAGCCATGCTCATCTGGCCAGACTTCCTGGGCTGGGACACAGTCAAATCAGAAACTGTCACTTTTGATGCAACAGCTCGAGCACTCGGTCTGCGTGCAAAAATCGACAATGACACTGGCTGGCATAAAACCCTGTCCAACGTAGCAGTCAATGGTGTTACCGGTATTTCAAAAGACGTGTTCTGGCAACTGCAAAGCATGGACACCGATGCTGGCTATCTCAACCAGAACGATATCACCACCTTAATCCAAAGCGACGGCTTCCGTTTCTGGGGTTCACGTACCTGTTCAGCAGATCCGCTCTTTGCCTTTGAAAACTACACCCGTACTGCACAAGTCATTGCCGATACCATGGCAGAAGGGCACATGTGGGCAGTCGACAAGCCGCTTCATCCAAGCCTGGCGCGTGACATCGTCGAAGGTATCAATGCCAAATTCCGTGACCTGAAAGGTCAGGGCTACATCATTGATGGTCAATGCTGGTTCGATCCTTCAGCGAACTCAAAAGAATCGCTCAAATCTGGCCGTTTAATGCTGGATTACGACTTTACTCCAGTACCGCCACTTGAAGACTTAACCCTACGTCAACGCATTACAGACAAGTACCTGGCTGATTTTGCGTCTCGTATGAATGCATAAGGAAAAAAGCACATGGCTTTACCTAAAAAACTAAAAATGATGGACCTGTTTAACGAAGGTAATTCATACCTTGGCCAGACAGGTGAAGTCACCATTCCAAAACTGGTTCGTAAGTTTGAAGACTGGCGTGGTGGTGGTATGAACGGCAACGTCAAGATCGATCTTGGCCTTGGCGATGACATCACCGAGTTCAACTGGAAGCTTGGCGGTATCGATGCACTGATCATTGAACAGTTTGGCGCAGCTACAGTCGGTGCAAACATGCTTCGTTTTGCCGGGTCATACCAGCAGGATGATACAGGCCAAACATCTGCAGTCGAAATTGTAGTACGTGGTCGTCATGAAGAAATCGACTTCGGCAACCAGAAAGCAGGGGACGATACAGAAACCTCTGTGAAGACAGTCTGGTCTTACTACAAGCTCAGTATCGATAACGTCGTCAAAGTCGAAATCGATATCCCGAACATGATTGAAATCGTCAACGGTGTAGATCTGTTAGAAAAACACCGCGCCAATATTGGTCACTAGTTTTCCTGCTCTTCTGTAGTTTCGTACTGCAGAAGGTTTTTTTATTTAAATTTTCTTCAAGGAATATGCAATGCAATCTCAAGAACAAACACCAGCTCAAGAACTGACAGCAGATCAAATTGAGAATCAGAAACTGATTACCCCAAACCCGGACATTCAGATTGTAGACCTGGATGAACCCATCAAAATTGGCAATACCGAATTCACGCAAATCGAAGTGCGTAAGCCAAGCGTGCCGGCACTGCGCAAGATCCGCATCTCTGAAATTTTAAATGGTGATGTGAACTCCATTTGCACCATCTTGCCTTTGTGTACCACACCAACACTGTCACAAGGCTTGCTCAACAGCGGTGCAGTTGAACCTGCAGATATCGTTCAGCTCGGTGCAGCGGTGATCTATTTTTTGCAACCGAAATCAGTGCGTGCGGAACTGTCACTCCAACAGTAGAAGACGCCATTGCCAATATTGCGGTGGTCTTTAACTGGCCACCGCAAACCTATGAAAACATGTCTCTTACAGAACTGATGCAATGGCATCAAAAAGCCATTGAACGAAATGGATCAGATGCCGAATGAAATCGTTAAGACTTGAAGTAATTTTTGGGGCAAAGAACAAGTTAAGCCCCGCTTTAAAAGTCATTGTGGGCAGCAGTAATGCTGCCAGCAAGGCCTTAAAAAAAACAAATGACCAGCTCAAAGACCTGGAACGCCAGCAAAACAAAATTGCGACCTTTAGAAAGCTCAAAGACGACGTTAAACAGGCCACAGTCGAACTCGACAAAACCAACCGCAAAATTGCATCGTTCAAGCAACAACTCGCAGTCAATCCCAATGCAAAATTATCGGCTGAACTAAAAAAAGCCGAGGCTGAAGCACGTCGTTTAAATAAGGTGGTGACAGAAGGCAAGCCCAAGCTGATGGCCTTGCGCCAGGAGCTGAATCAGGCCGGATTAAAGTCAACCAACCTGGCACAGCACCAGCAGGAGCTGAAAAACAAGATTCATGGTACCAATACTGAAATTGACAAGCAGAAACAACGCCTGCAGAACCTGAACCGCATCCAGCAAAGCACACAGAAAACAGCATCCAATGTCAGAACAGCAGCCATGTATGGCGCTGGTGCAGCTGCAACCGGTGTAGGTGCCATGTACTCCATGCGTAAGCCGATTGATGAAACCAAACACATGGACGTTGAAGAAAACCGGATCGCATCATTAGGACTGGGCAAAGAAGCCACCAAAGAAGCCATTCAGTATGCCAAGGCCATGAAAACCTTTGGTACTTCAACACTGGATAACCTGCAACTGGTCCGTGATGGCGTAACAGCCTTTGCCGATGTCCACCATGCCCAGATGGTGGCACCAACACTGGCTAAAATGAAATTTGCCAATGAAGCCATGTATGGCGATAGCGGAGCAGAAAATGAAAAGAAATTCATGGATATGCTCAAAGTTATCGAAATGCGTAACGGCTTAAAGAGCGAAAAAGCCTTCCAGGAACAGGCCAATATTATTCAGCAGGTCATTACTGCCACCGGTGGACGTGTCCAGGCTGAAGAATGGCTCAACGTGATCAAGACCGGTGGTATTGCTGCCAAAGGCATCGACAATAAGGCCTTTTACTACAAACTGGAACCACTGGTACAGGAAATGGGGGGCTTCCGTGTCGGTACCGCCATGATGTCTGCTTATCAGAACGTCTATCAGGGCCGTACTACCAAACGCGCAGCGAATAACTTGATGAATCTTGGTCTGATTGAAGATCCAAGTAAGCTGAAGCACGATAAATCTGGCCAGATTTCCTTCCTGGATGTCGGAGCTATCAAAGGCGCAGCGCTATTCAAAAAAGACCAGTTCGCATGGATGGAGCAGGTACTGGTACCGCAATTAAAGTCCAAAGGCATTACCAAAGAAGGCGACATTATCGACGCAATGGGTAGTATCTTTACTAACCGTACTGCATCTAACCTGTTTGCACAGATGTATATGCAACGTGACCAGATCCACAAGAATGCCAAGTTAAATGCCGGTGCAGACAATATTGACCAGTTGAACAGCAAAGCCATGGGTACCACCACCGGTAAAGAAATCGAAGCCAAGGCAAAACTGCATGATGCTTATCTGAAGTTTGGTACCACCATTCTGCCAATCTATACCAGTGCTATTGAAACAGCGACCAGTGCCTTGCAAGGCTTTAATGGCTGGATGGAACGCAATCCAAGACTGGCCAAAATGTTAGGTGTCGGTTTAATCGCGATTGCCACCAGCCTGATCGTAATTGGTGGGGCACTTGCAGTCTTTTCACCACTGATCCTGGGTATGCTCATCCTAAGACTGATCATGGCATCCTTTACTGGTACCACTGCCGTATTTACTCGTGCCTTTTCACTCTTACCGAGCATTTTTAATATTGTGAAAGTAGCGTTTATGGGGCTGGGCAGAATCTTTATGTGGGTAGGACGGCTCATGCTGACAAACCCAATTTTACTGGCCATTACAGCAATAGCTGTAGCTGCCTATCTGATCTATAAAAACTGGGAACCTATTTCTGGGTTCTTCAGTGATTTATGGACCAAAATAACCGGTATTTTTGCGCCTGTAGGGGCATGGTTCGGAGCACGAATTACCGAAGCCAAAACAGCCTTTTCAGGTGGCATTCAAGGTATGAGTGCACTCATCTTGAACTGGTCACCCATCGGACTGTTCTATGCAGCCTTTGCCAAGGTCATGAGCTGGTTCGGAATTGAGCTTCCGTCCAAGTTTACTGGCTTTGGGGGCATGATCATTAATGGCCTGATTAATGGTATTAAAGCCGGCTTTGAAAAGCTCAAGGGACTTTGGGCTTCCATTAACGCCTATATGCCTTCATTCATGCAAAAAAGCATGGACATCCACAGTCCATCCCGTGTCATGGCAGGGCTGGGTGGTCACATCATGAGTGGTTTAGGAGTCGGTCTACAAAACGGCTTCCCGGATCTCAAGGCCAGATTTGCAGACGTTGTCGGAATTTTCAGTCCGAATACTTCAGACGTCATGCAGAAAATTAACGTTGCACCGGCACTGGCCAAAATCAGATCGTCCCATGCCCAACCTGCAGCAGCTGGCGGTGGTGCTGTCACCATTCAGGGCGACACCATCACCATGCACATTCATGCCCAGCCGGGCCAGTCCGTACAGCAGCTTGCCCAGATGGTTGCCAATGTCCTGGATCAGCGTGATCGTCAAAAAATGCAACGCGCACGTGACCGTTACCAGGACTCAGAATAAGGAAAATACACAATGATGATGATCTTCGGCATGTTTGTGTTTTCAATACCAACAGCCACCTATCAAAGCCTGCAGCGTAGCACCAACTGGCGACATGCCAGCAATTCACGTGTCGGAGCTGCACCGGCATACCAGTTTACCGGCCCAGGGGAAGATACCATTACCCTGGACGGCTCTATTGTTCCGGAGTTTGGATCTCAACTGTCCCTGACTGCATTACGTCTAATGGGCAACACCGGTAAATCATTTCCGCTCATTGCGGGAAATGGCAAAATTTATGGCATGTGGAAGCTGGATTCAGTTGATGAAACCCAGACTTACTTTTTCAGCAACGGTAAACCGCGTAAAGTCGAATTCAGTCTGAAACTGAGCAAGACCAAGTCTGCAGGTTCACTGGTGTCTGGCGTATTGGGTGCAGTAGCGGAGAAATTGTTCTAATGAATATTGTCTCTGCTATCACAGATAAACTGGAGGACAGCTATCCTCACGCCATTTTCAAGCTGCAGATTGAAGGCAAGGATATTCGCCAGGAAGCCATTGAAAGCCTGATGAGTCTGGTCATCACAGATAACCGTGGTATGGAATCAGATTCACTTGAATTACAGTTTTCAGACCATGACGGCACGCTCAAAATTCCACCCAAAGGCGTCAATATCCAGGTCTGGCTTGGCTGGAGCAATGAAGGTCTGGTCTATAAAGGCCAATATAAAGTAAAGGAACTGGAACATAGCGGTGCCCCGGATGTACTAACCATCCGTGCCACCAGTGCCGATCTGAAGGCTGGACTCAAGCAGAAAAAGGAACGCAGCTTTAATGACGTGACGCTTTCAGAAATTCTGCAGGCCATTGCCTTTACCCATGAACTCGATTTAAAGGTGCACGATTCTCTAGCTCAGCGAAAGATTATTCACCTGGTGCAAAACGAATCCGATGCCAACCTTTTGACCCGGCTGGCCGATGAACACGATGCCATTGCAGCCGTCAAAAATGGCATGCTCGTATTTATGCCAAAAGGGATAGCACAAACTGTATCTGGACAGGACTTGCCGACCTATCTCATTACTCGGGATCAAGGCGACCAGCATCGCTATAGTGACTGCGATGGTGGAGATGAAATCACTGCAGTCCGTGCCTGGTACTACGATTCTGGCCAGGCAAAAAAACTTGAAGTCGTGTATGGCGATGCCAGCAACCAGAACATTAAGGAACTGCGTCATATTCACCAGGACAAACAGTCCGCGACCTTGGCAGCCAAAGCCAAGCTGGCAGAACTCAAACGTTCAACCTTAACTTTCAATTACACCTTGGCAAAGGGTAAACCCGACATCATTCCGGAAATGACCTTTGTCTTTGATGGCTTAAAAGAGCATATCGATGATATTTTCTGGCTCGGGACTAGAATCGTACATACTTTGGATGCAGACAACGGCTATACCACTGCTATAGAGCTGGAAGTCTTCTGTCCGGATGCTGACGATGTAGCAGAACTGTTTGAAGATCAGTTCGAAGCGGAAAAAGACAAGAAATGGACTGGCGTGGTGGTCTATTACCAGTCCGGCAGTAAGGCGGTACCACTGACCAAAGGTGATCAGTCCAATCCAAAACACTTCACTTATCTGTATATCAACAAGGCAGCAGCCCAAGCCAGGCTAGACCGTGAGTATGCCTTGCTGGATACCGAAACAGGCAAGTTTTCAGCGCACAACGAACTGGAAGTGAAGCCTTACACCGGCTTAAAAACCTTTTACAGCCTGGACAAAGGTAAAACACGGCATGTACTGACCAAAGGAGACCAGTCCAACCCGAAAGTACTGGACCGGCTTTATAAAACCAAGCTGGCTGCAGAAAAGGCACTGGAACGTGAGTATCCACGCCTGAATGCCAAAAAAGACATGCTACAGCAGGTCAAGCTAGATCATTAATACATAACCTGGCACGTGATTTTTGTTGCGTGCCATTAATAAAAAAATGTTATAAAAAAGACAACATTTCTAACAAATATTTATTCTTTTGTATAAAATAGAACAAATATTTGTATTAAAAGGGATAACAATGACTGAGCCGGCTTTATCACATAAAACAACGGCAAGACCTCAGCTCCTTTGTCCTCATTGCAAGGCAGCAAACCTTCAAATTCGTTCCAGTATCCAGGAACACATCCTGTTAAAAACCTTATTTTTACAATGTCGCAATGTTCATTGTGGTTTTACTGGTCGTGGAAATATCGAAATAACACATGAAATCTCACCCAGTGCCATTCCCGATTGCAATGTAAAACTGAGAACCTTTAAAGAGCTGACTTCACGCCAGGCAGCAAATGATGATTCAGTTGAGAATCAAAATAATGAGTGAAAATCTACATCCTGAACAATTATTTGAACTTTTCTATCAGGATCTCACTCCGGATATGAACCCTCCAGGCATGGTCAAGCATCGATCCGAAGGTATGTTTATGTGGTGGCGTGAAAGATTTATGAATGCACTGAATGGAATTGAAGAACCAATGGCATTAAGAAGCTGGGCAGAAGCACCGCAAATGTGGCTAAAGGGCTATAAGCGGGGAACGCAAGGGAATAATCCAGAATAATAAAAAGGTCGCATATAGCGACCTTTTTAATTCCATAGACTTCAAGACATATAGGACCTTTGTCCCAATGTTTTATCGACCAAAGCCAGATAATAATCTTCCTCTACATAGTTATTTAATTTTCTCATAAGTCGATATTTTAATATGAATTCTTTAATTCGTACCTCATCAAAAGAAATAAAAAACATTGCAATCATTTCATTAAAACTTTGATAGGAAATAAAAATTTCTATAGCTGTCTTTGTAATATCTAAATGCTGATGTTGTTCAATAAAACTAAGAATAAAATTAATATATTCAAAAACTTCATTACTTAATAATTTGTATTGGTTTAGTTTATGAGCATAGGCACTTTTTAAAATAATTATATTCTCTAACTCATCATTATTTGCTGAATCAATAAGCTCAGTGCTTAAATATATCGCTCTTAATTCATGCAGAATGTTTATATTAAAGTGTCTAAAAACATTATCTCCATGAGTTGAACCACCTAAACTTAATGTGTCAATTTTTCTTTGCTTTTCGTCTAAAAACTTAAACAATAGAGTATAAAAATTCTGGACTTTCGCATCATAAAGCTGTTGTTCGTTTAATTTTGCCTGCTGTTCAGTAATTTCTCTTTGCTTATCCGCAATCGCATTACTTTCCTTAATTTCATTCCTTTGTGCTTCGAGTTCCTGACGCTGTGCTTGTAGCTCCTGGCGTTGCATAAACAGGGAAATAATCAGAATCGCAAAAGCTAAACCACTAAATAGGGTATTCAGTGATCCATAGCTATCCCCATAAGTACCGTACTGATCCCCAATGTTCTGAAATTTGCTCTTTTCTTCTGCTACAGATTCAGAACTGGTCGGTTCAGTAGTGAGCATGGCATCAAAGGTGTAAGGGATCACCATTTGAACTGACTTTTGCTGGGGTGCATCATCCATATACTGCATAAATCGCGGATAGCTAATCCAGAGGATGAATATGAGGGTAATTGCACCGAGAATACCCAAAAGCTCTTTATATGAATTATTAGGAGTTGGACTACTCATTATCATTCCCCAACAGGCGAAACACCCACCCACAGACCGGTAATTTCATTGGCTAAGGCGTAATATTCAACATCACCAATTACTTTTTTATGGCTATTTTCTTCTTTCCCAATATTCTTTAAAGCAGCAGTGATCAATTTTACCAATTCATTACCCGCTTCTGTTCCAGGACTAATGACTTGAGCAGTAATTCCGCTCATGATTAGTAAATCCATCATCGCTTTTTCAGATTCTTCTGTCCCACCGACAGTGAAAATTAATTCTCTTAAAGAACCGTCTTTATTAACTGTTCCTGTTAAACCGACATATTGAGTGAACATGATCTGGAAGGTATCTCTAACACTGCCTTCTTTAATATCAAACTCAGCCACAGGTCGAATGGTCTCGATATCTAGAGCTTTAAGCTGGGCATTGAATTTCTGTCTGAACTGTTCCGGGGTCATGCCCAGATTGGCTTCAACTTTAACCGGCTGAACTTCTTTTTCAGCGACTTCAGGCTGGGCTGCATTTTGTGCAGCTGGAGCTGCTGCTTGACTATCTGTGTTGTCTACTTCTGGTGCAAATACTCCAACCAAAGCCAGAAAGACAAAGTTCAGGGCCAAACCATAAAGTAGAATCTTGCCTCGTGATAAGGCAGGTTTAGATTTGAACTGTGTAAGTGAAGGTTTAATTAAAAAAACAATAGTCCCGATTGAAGCAATCAAAAAGAGTAAAGCGAATAAAGTAGCCACAATAATCCTTGTTTATTCATAAATTTATAAAAAATAGCGCATCACTATATTGACATAGCAGCACACTATCGAGCAATATGTAACTACGCAGCAAAATCTGCGTACAGGCGTGAGAACCTGTTTTAACCTACAAGCGCATAAAATATCGTCGCTTAAGCGACTATTTTTTTGCCTAAAAAGTCTGATCGGCTATACTCGTTATGGTAGATCGGGCAGGGCAGTCTTTGACTGGCCGTACTTGTAGGACGGTATTCTCACCCCTGTTCGGTCTGCCACCATTCCGTGAGAAGAATGGCGGTAGGTTTAAAACCAAACCTACAAGGAATTTAGTCATGAAAAGACAGATTCAAGTCCGCACCCGCGTACCTGCACAAATCACTCCGGCTCCTGAGCACACGCCTATCCATGATATGGGTGCTTATTTCAAACGCCAAAAACAACGCAAACTTGCCCATTTCCGTAAAAACTGTATCGACACCCTGTCTCTCTGCTTTGCCACTGTAACGACTTTCTCCCTGTTATTTTTGGGGGAATAAGTCATGCCAAACAGCTTAAAACAACAAGTGGTACAGCTCTTCCAGGAACTGCAGCCACAATTTAATCCGCAACAAAAAACAGTCATGGTCAAAGTCATGAATGAGCTGCTTAGCCAGAACGATTTATTAGTTGAGCTGCAGCATGCAGACCAGATCCTGCAGAATTGCATCAACGCCATGACCGACAACCAGCGCTTTAAGGTAGGGCAGCAAAACTGTGCTCAAGGCCTGGCACACGGATGGGCTTTTCGCACAGAACAGCGTAAGCAGCTGATCGCCCGTGCCCAGCGCATACAGGGAGCAGCATCCGCATGAATGAAAATATTATTCCCTATGTGCCCCTGGAACCACGTGTATTGGCCAAAACAGAAAAAAGCCGGATTGTGTGTCAGCAGCTTTTCCACATCATCGACCAGTCAGTGCAGGCGCAAATTACCTTCAACCATGACACGGAAAAAGGACGTTTATCCATTAGCCCGGACCAGATCAATGATCTGTTGCAGGAATTATCAAAAAGTGAGCAGTTAAGTAAGACTATTGATATAGAAGTATTAAAAACTTCGCTAAATGATCTTATTTATCCTATGTTTATGGGAGAGCATACAATTACCAGCCCCATCTGGAACGGAACAAGTGTCCGAGTCTGGCAATTTCAATTAAATCAAATTGCTAATAGGGTAAATATGGAAATCTCACAAAACGAAGCAGAATTAATACTTGATAGTTCAATTAGTGCGCTACGCATCTGGAGACAGTCACTCGAAGCTGCACCAGGTAATAGAGATGTCACGTATCAAACTTCAGATCTTGTTTATAAATTGCTGGATTTAGAACATAAGCTGCAACAGGTACAAACCAGGTTAGAGAAGTAACAGAGAAGCCCACTTTTAAAAGTGGGCTTTTTACTTTTAGCCATTTTTATTCTCGGCATCCAGGCTCATCACACGGCATAAGTTCAGCAAAGCTTCCTGGCTTTCTGGCTTAATCTGTCTATAGGCCTTCAGCAAAAGGCTTTCTTCACTGGTCAGTCCACTAAAGTCCGGATCAATGCCCAACAACACATAACGGATATCAATGCCTTGCTCATGCAGTTTAGTCAGGTACACCCACTGATCCGGCACCTTGTTACGCACATAGTTGCCCAGGGTATTTTCATGTGCACCAATGTCACGACTCAGTGACTTTGCCTTTAATCCATTTCTTTCTAATTCTTCTTTGAATCTTACCGATATTTCTGTAGCTAATTTTTCTGCATTTTCGGACATATATTTAACCTTTAGGCATTGAAAGAACAAATATTTATGCTATAGTGATTCGTAGCACATCACTATAACCGTAAGAATACTGTATGAGTACATCAAATTCACCTCAAAATCGACCGAGAGCTAAAAAGATCACCGGTGGACGTGTTCGTTGCATCGTTTATTTGCCTAAGGATGAAGTCGAATCAATCGACCAGATTGCCGACAGTACCGACACCAGTCGCTCTAGCATCATTGCCCAGGCGTATTACGCAGGCAAACAAACTTCAGAAAAAAATAAGGAGTAATGCTTTATGTCTTCAATGCGGAAACAAAAACGTATTAATCGTTACAACATCAACCTTACCGATTCGGAGTCTGACCTGTTTATCGCTGTCTCAAATCTTACTGGCGTAAATATCGGTGTCATTCTTCGCCAACTTGCTTTGAAACAGGCCCTTGCAACGCTGATCGCTGAAGATGTTCAAGAGGAATTTAATCTGGATAACTACTTGAATAAAGGCGCATCAGATCACCTTTCTAGGAGCTGAACCGAATGCCAATTCAAGAAGTGACCTTGACTGATCAAGAAAAACAAATTGTTGAAGAAGTCCAGACCATGCTGGGCCTATCCAGCATCGAAGAAACTCTCGAACACCTGACCAGAGCGCGAACTCAGGAAATGCTTGCAAAACTGGCAGGGCAAGAACTTAAAAGTAAACGGCATTTGTTTTAGGAAGTTTATATAAATGATGTTCCCGGAAACTCAAACTTTAGTTGTCGAACGCTTGATACAAGAGTTTGAATTTAAAGAACGTGGTGACAAGCTACGTCAAGGCAAATGCCCAACCTGTTCCCATAAGGAAGCGTGGACCAGCCTTGAATCACCTTGGGTGATTCATTGCCCACGCAATAACAAATGTGGCGAACAAACCTATATCCGTGATCTGTATCCGGATCTGTTTGAAAAGTGGGAAAAACGCTTCAAGCCGACTCAGGAAAATCCAACCAAAACTGTGGATGCTTACCTGGTAGAAGGTCGTGGCCTGCCTATCGACCAGCTCAAAGGTCTGTATTCTCAGGAATACTATAAAGACTTTGAATCGAATATCGGCTCTACCACCTTACGTTTTCCCATTACCGATGAAAACGGCAATCATGGCTGGTGGCAACGTATCCTAGATGAACAGGGTGTTTTACCAAAAACCATGTTCAAAAAAGGCTGGAAGTCACAAGGGCATTCATGGCTGACACCGAATACCAACTACATCGAATCCAAAGAAATCTGGATTACCGAAGGCATCTTCGACACGATTGCATTGTGGTTATCAGGGATCACCAGCTTTAGCTGCTTATCTGCAGGTCATGGCTATTACCCGTCTATATTTTTAAACCACATCAAACAGAAGTGTGCAGAACATAATCTGCCTTTACCCAAGCTGGTATGGGCATTTGATAATGACAAAGCAGGCTATGACGGTATTTTTCACAATATCGAAAAAGCCACTGCCGATGGTTTTGAATGTGAAGCTGCACTGCCACCAGCTGGCCGTAAAAAGCAGGACTGGAATGATCTTTATAAACAGGATCGTCTTAAGTTTAGCGACCTTGAAACCTATAAATACTATGGCGCCTTGCTGATTGCAGAAAAACCTGTGGATAAAGCCATACTTATCTACAAGCGCAATGGCACTAAAACTTTTCCTTTTGATTTCAGCAATCAGGTGTTCTGGTTCAAGTTAGATAACGACAAGTACGACGAGTACATGAAAGATATTAACTTTGAAGATAAGGATAAAAATGAAGACTGGTTAGAGGAAGAAAAGGAAAAGGCACAGGCAGAACGTCGTGAAGCAGCCCTACAGGCGGCAGCCAATGTCACCAAAATCATTAACTGCAAGCCGACTGCATTGTATTACCAGTACAGTGAAGAAACGGATGAAGCTTGGTATTACTTCAATATCGACTTTCCACGTAGCCAGAAGCCTGTAAAGAACACTTTCACCGGTTCACAGCTGGCAGCGGCATCCGAGTTTAAAAAACGTTTGCTGGCCGTTGCACCAGGCGTGGTTTACACCGGAAGTGGCAACCAGCTTGACCGTTTACTGCAGGACTGGATTGAAGACATTAAACGGGTTCAGCTCATTAACTATGTCGGCTATCACAGCGACTTAAAAACCTATGTACTGGGTGAATTGGCTTATCAAAACGGCAAACAGTTCAAAATTAACAATGAAGACTATTTTGAGCTGCCTAAGAACATCAACCTTAAAAGCCGTGCACCATTTACTTTGGACATCAATGCAAAACAGGCTGAATACCAGAATGCATGGACCAAAGACCTGATTGATGCATACGGTGTAAAGGGACTGATTGCGCTGACCACGTTTTTTGGCAGCTTGTATGCCCAGCAGATCCGTCAGACACACAAGTCCTTTCCATTTGTAGAAATCGTCGGGGAACCGGGGACAGGTAAATCTACTTTGCTGCAGTTTTTATGGAAACTGTTTGGCCGTATCAATTATGAAGGTGTGGATCCGACTAAAACTTCAAAAGCGGGTCTGACACGTACATTTAGACAGGTTTCAAACTTACCAGTGATTCTGATCGAATCAGATCGCCAGGGTGAAAGCGCATCGAAACAGTTCAACTGGGATATGTGCAAAACCTTGTATGACGGTGGTTCACTGGGGGCGCAAGGGGTGAAAAATGGCGGTAATGAAACCTATGAACCGCCTTTTATGGGGACATTGATCATCAGCCAGAATGCACCGGTTCTGGCATCAGAAGCCATCATGGGACGTATTATTCATGTTGGATTTGTAAAGGATCAGCTCACTAAAGACAGCCTGTATGCATCGCGCAGACTTTCAAAGTATGAACATGAGCATGTGAGCCAGTTTATTTTGCAGTGTTTAAACAAAGAAAAAGCAGTCCTGGAGAGCTATAACCTCTGTCTGCAAAAGCATGATGCATTTTTACACCAGGAACAATTCAACATTCAAAGTTCGCGTGTCGTGCATAACCATGCCCAGCTCATGGCCTTATTCGATGCCATGTGTCAGCACGTGATTGAAGTACCAGTACAGATTCAGAAACAGGTGCATGCTGAATTACTGAACATGGCCCAAAACCGCGACAAGATCCTGAAGTCAGATTCAGTCCTGGTTCAAAACTTCTGGAACACGGTGGAAGAAATGGAAGACGCCATTCCGAAGGTGGAGCATGCAGAAAGCGTGGTCAATCACTCAGCAAAATCAGACTTGTTCGCCATCAACTTTGCCCATTTATACAAGGTCGCAGCGGATTATCGCTACTCATTGCCAGAGGTAAATGAACTGCAAAATGCCTTACGTCACAGCATGCATTACCGCTTTATAGAAGCCAATAAAGCCATTCAAAGCAAGATCACCAGCTCAACCAAACGCTGCTGGATCTTTGAAAAGCCATCGGCAAACCGAGATTAATTTTTTAGGCGCACAGCCAGAGCTGCAACTCGAAGCTGTGCTTACATCAAGTCGTTGGAGAACGAAACAATGCAACACGATTCTAACCCACAACATGCTCCGGCAGAAACTTCTGTTTCAAATGCTGTACTTACGCCAGAGCTGATCCATCTGAACTTTTTCAAAATGAAAAGGACTCATCCGCATGTGCATTTCAAGCGTAAGGCGCATTTCAACTTTCTGGTACCGCTTCCAGCCTATGAAATTGAATACCGTAAACGCTGGGCAACACGCCAAGAAGTTTTTCTGAAACACATTCCAAGTACTGCAGTGTTAGGAGCGTAACTCATGAGCGAAATCGAAAATAAAACTCCAGAAGTCCCAGCTTACCTGCAGTGTGAACCACGTACTTATAAAGTGAAACTAAATCATTGGCATGAGGATACATGTGAACTGGAATTCACTGTAGTCATCAAATGTACAGATGAAGAACTACATGAACACAATAATTTTTGGTCGAATCATCAATCTCGTCTTGAAGAAAACAAAGGAGATATTGCAGCCGTAATCTTAAAAATGATTGGAAGCAGTGTCTTCTGGTGGTGCTATGAAAATAACTCTAATTCATTGCATGAAAAATATGGCGTTAATTCTATTTTCCACCAGGAAGGTTGGTCATCGAAATGCTTTGAAATTATCAAACTTTATTTTTCAAACAATGTAAGAGATGAAGATTTTGAATTTGAACCTGTAGTGGTGGAGGGTTAAGCCATGTCTGAACAAACAAATTTAGCCAAAGTTATGGCCATGCATGCAGAAATGCTTCAAACCAATCATTACTGCTACTTTGAATTAGCTTATACGCGCTACACGGAATGGATGGTCTGGATTTGCAGCAATGCTCGTGAGCAGGATCCGAACCGAAAAGTTTTATTGCGTGGGCAAGGCTCAACACCAGAGGAAGCTTGTACAGATGCTTTAAATAATTATGAACGGGAACAAAACCCATGAGCTTCAATTTTAAAAGTGCCTTATTCATCAACCTGTTTATTTCATGCCTTGCAGCATCTTTAACGCTTATCCTGGGAGATACCCTGTGAAAAAATTTCCAAAAAATCTATTAAATGACATGTATGACAATAATGTGCGCTTTGACAAGATTATGCACATTCCAACTTTGATTTGTTCTATTTCAGAGCGTGTATCTGATGAATTTCAGGATTTCTTGGGGGATGCATACCAGGAAAAACAAAGTGCAGATATTCTAGCTCAGTGCCCAACTCTTGAAAGAACTTTAAAAGAAATTCGTGAAAACGATGACATTGAAGACTTCGCTGGGGAAGTTGCTCAGGATCTCTATCGTGAATGCGGGGACTTTGAATTCCTGATCAATATCGAGATAGCTATTCCTTACAACTTTAAATTTAGTGAAGAAGGGAAGTATTTCTCTAATAGTCTAGGCGGGATTTATCAGATGCAATGGATCTTAGCCAAAGACATGGTAAATGCTGCTGAAATTGCGATTGAACGTGCAACAGCCCTTTGGGAAAAAGAATGTGAAAAAGCAAAACGTGAAAAAGGACTGGTGTAATGATGCAAAAAATAACAATGCCAGAAGTCCGCGAACTTCTTAAATCAGTAGAAACAATCGCAGTTCGTCCAGGCATGACAGTCGCAGGGGACTTACTCAAAGCACCTGCTTTATTTAAAAAGCTTATGGAATCACGTACTGAAGGTCTGATTCAGATCCAGGTTTTCATCGATGGCAAAGCAGTCGAATTTGAGGTGGCATGATGGGTATTAAAAAATTATTAACGCTAACCGTTGAAGTTGAGATTGAAATTGAACTTCCTGAACAACTAGCAAATCCATCTGCTGAAGACATTGAAGGCATTAAATACTGTGGTTTTGATGTTGAGAATGCTGACGATGTCTACAAGGAAGCTGCTCGCTTAATTCTTCTGGGGTATGACGACTGCAATAATGATGTATTTGGTTTTTTTCACCCATCTTGGAAAAAAGGTCGTATAGAAAATTCTGAAAGAGAATGCTTTTTCAATCTTAAAGAACTGTATGTCGAAGATTTTGAAATTGAAGAAATTAAGGAAAAGAAATAATGAAAACTCAATATCAAATGCGCGTACGCAAAGACCGTACAGCCGATTATCAGGACTTGCCTTTAGGAATTGGCAGTGCGACAGAAATCAGAACGTTCACTGTGAACCTGCCAAGCATCGAAGAAGTACTGCAAAAAACCAAAGACCTGGAAGCCATACAAGGTTATGAAATTATCTCAATTATTCTAATCCATGAGGATAACCGCGAGCAGCTGGGCGAAGACTTTGATTGGGAGGATGCCTAATGCAAGTCGTACTTGAACTCGTAGCGGTGACCAAAGAACAAATGCTGGCACTTTCCCAGTTTCTAAAACAGATCGGTCCTGAACAATGTGCTGTAAATGCTGAATCAGACCAGAAAGCTGTGCAGATCCACCTGGCAGTTTTGGCCCTACGTGAAGCACTGGAAAATGCAGGATATAAGGTGGCGTGATGGATATTCAAAAAGATCAAATTCTTGAAACTCGTGTTCGTTTAGAGCTTGATGCTAAAGACTTAAGAAATTATGCAAAGAAAGCTACTGGGTACTCATTTGCGCTTGAAGATATTGCTGAGCATCTTGAAAGTACTGTTGAGTTATTAAAATCAATTGAAAAACTCAAATCTCAAGAAGAACAAGATCAGTATCAGATCGGGCAACAAGTCGTTTATGTTGATGAATTCATGCCAGATACCGTTGAAATCATCACTTCTATAGTCGATGGATGGGTGTCTTTTAATAATGGTTCCCGTGGTTGCATCGCTGTAATGATTCGTCCGGCAAATCAGGATGAAATTAAAGCCAATAAAAGATTAATGGTGGCGTGATGGATACTAATAACAGAAAGAAATTTGAAGCTGAGTTTGTGAAAACTGCTTACTTTGCTACTGCCTATCGTATTAAAGGAATACATAATCCTTTTTCTTGGAATGATCAGGCCAATCGCTATGTATGGCATGACATACAAGCTGGGTGGGAAATGTGGGAAAAAGCTCAAGCGGTGCCGGAAGGCTTCATTGTTGTGCCAAAGGAATTAAGTACAGAAGAAGCTCGTAAGCACGCTGAAGCAATGTTCAATGAAGTTGAGCACATGATCAAATATGAACACCGTGATTTAAGTGAAGCTGAGTTCGAAACTTTTAAGAATCGCTGGCTTAATGCAAGAACCTTAAACATCCAGTTTAATTGGAAAGCCATGATCGAAGCTCAGGAGCAAAACTTATGACAGCTCTGATTTTTGATACTGAAACCCATAAGTTGCATGGCGAAATCATCGAAGCAGCTTGGATGAATGTGAAATTACAGGATAATCGCCTTTCATCTGACTTCCAGTACTACGGATCACAACGCTACAAACCGAGTGAACCTATCAACCTGGTAGCTATGGCAGTGCATAATATTGTGGATGAAGACCTGGAAGATTGCCTACCTTCATCAAAATTCCAATTTCCTGCAGGTGCAGAGGTTGAATATCTGATTGGTCATAACATTGATTACGACATCGAAGCTGTAAAACGTGTCGGTGTGGACACCAGTAACATTAAACCTATCTGTACCTTGGCCATGGCCCGGTACTTATGGCCAAAACTGGAATCATACAAATTATCTGTCCTGGCATACTTCATTCATCCAAGAAATGAACATAAAAATGCCCGGCAGTTAATCAAAGAAGCACACGGGGCTTTTACAGATGTTCAAATGACCTTGCTATTACTGGATGAAATCCGCAAACAGCGTGGCATTCATACATTTGAGGAACTTTACGAGTTTTCAGAAATGGCCAGATACCCAACCCATATATTTTATGGGAAATATAAAGGCTGGGCGATCAAGGACATGGATGACAAGGATATTCACTGGTTAATGGGCAAAACTGACGATGAATATCTGCGTACTTCATTAGAAAATGAACTACTGGAACGTTCTAATATTAATGAAAATGAGGAGCTTCCGTTCTAAGTTTTCCACACCTTTTATGCACCTCCATCCGGAGGTGCATTTCTCTAAAATATCTCTCAATATCTTAAAATTCTTAAATATAGGCTGAACTATGTCTGCAGGACTAGAAATCCGTGGCAAAAGCATGCGGATCTGGATGAAACCCATCTCGACTGAACCACCAGTCAAAGAAACCTTGAACTGGCCATTTACGCCTGAAAACGTAGAAAAAGCCAAAAAACTGGCCGGTTTGATCAAATTGGAAATTGAACTGGATCAGTTCAACCTGGCAAAACACTTCCCGCACTCAAAACATCTGAAAAAGAACCAGATGTCCTATTACATCACTCAATACAAAGAGATGATCCGTTTTGAAGTGGCACCAAGTACTTACGATGGCTATAACAGCCATATCAAAAGGCATGTATACCCACGCTGGGCCAAAACCCATCCAAAAGACATCGATACAGCTGCAGTAAAAAAATGGGTAAATGAACTGCATGAATACCTGGCACCAAAAACGATTCGTGAAGTGGTCACCCGTCTGGCGTCTATCCATGATTTATGGAGACAGGAAAATAAAGTCCCATATAACCCTTTTGAAACCATCGTGGTGAAGCAGCTGGACAACTTGGAGCCAGATCCGTTTACCAAAACAGAGATTTCCTTAATTTTAGGGACTGTATCCAGCTCAGATATTCAAAATTTACTGCCATGCGTATTCTGGACCGGTCTTTCTATTTCAGAACAGATCGCCATTGCCTGGGAAGATGTGGATCTCGAAAAGGGCACAATCCAGATCAACCGGAACTATGTCAAAGGGGTGTATAAAGTCACCAAAAACCGACGCAGAAAACGTGAAATCAAGCTTTTACAGCCAGCAATTCAGGCGCTCCGGAGACAATATGCGGTGACCGGCAACCGTTACAGCCAGGTTGTGAGCGTATTGCAACGGGATAACCGGACTCACAAACAGGAAAGGCTACATTTTGTCTGGATCAACCAGGAATATGACGAACCATTTAATTATTATGAGCTGCGTTATATCTGGAGAAGACATTTAAAGAAAGCCAGCGTACGATACCGAGGAATTAACCAGGGCCGGCATACCTTTGCCAGCCAGTTATTATCATCTGGCCAAGTCCCTCCGGAGTGGATCGCGGACCAGCTTGGCCACAGTGATACATCAATGATCTATAAGCATTACGGTAAATTGATTGCTGAAGACATTCCGGACTACCTAACCAAGATCAATAATTACATTAACCAGTAATTCCCGTTACTTTATTATTACTCCATTTATTACATTCAGATCCTGATCTAAGTGCTTAATTGTTTAAGCACTTTTTTTTGTGCCTTACTTTATTACTCCATACATTTACATAGCCCAAAACAAGAAAAATAAGCTCAAAGCCAGGTCACCAGAGCATATGGCCAAAATATGCATACAACAGAGAATCTATGCATTCCATTCCCATATAAGCCACATTTCAAACAGTTCAATCCGCTAAATCATTAAATTATATGAGCAATTATCAAAAATTATCTTGGGTTCGAGTCCCGCTGAGCGCACCATATTTTTATATTATTCTCTAGTCATCCTAAAAATATTCGTATTGATGATCTTCTTTGCTTAATTAATCTTAAAACTATTCATTTTAAATTTTTATATGTATAGGAAAGATTTATATAAAAGAACTTTATTGGTAGAAGAAACAAAATAGTCGTTAGTGATAAATAATTAATTTGAGTGGAGCAAAAATTAAAATACAAAAAAAGGAAGTCATCTATAAGATACTTCCTAATCGAAAAATAAATTCTATCGCAATCATTCATCAAAAATAGATCACGATTTAGGTTCAACCTTCTCTTTTAAAAGAAGGAAGTATACTTTAGAAAGAATTACATAATTCTTTCTTTAAACTTAAACAGCTCATTAGTTTGCGTATAGAAAGAACGACCATCCATATTTAAATTAACTTCAAGTCCTGACTGTAATAGAACTTTTTTACCAACTTCGACCCATTTAAAGCCTTGGCGGGTATTTTGCTGTTTATTTAAAGGAATAAGAGAAACCAGGATTTCAGTGCCATTGGCTGCTTTTGCAATTAAATTATTAAATTGATTCATTGTGTTACCTATTATTTTAATGTTTCTTCTATTTTTGGAAATAGAATAAAACTAGGGATTTTAAAAAGTAAGAGGGAGCCTGATTAAAGGCTCCCTCTTATGAATGTTGTCGATTAAAGAGCGACAATATTCACAGCATTCGGGCCTTTTTGACCTTCAACGATGCTGAAAGAAACCTGTTGGCCTTCAAATAGAGTTTTGAAACCTGAACTGCTAATTTCACGGAAATGAGCAAAAACGTCTGGACCTGATTCTTGTTGAATAAAGCCAAAACCTTTAGTTTCGTTGAACCATTTTACTGTGCCAGTAACTGTATTAGACATAAAATAACCTTATGATTTTTAGTATTTTTCGAATTAAATAAACGAAAATATGCTGCGGAATAGGAAAGAATTGAAATGATAATCTGAAAAAAACGAATGCTTAAAAATAATTAAAAACGACGATACTTAAAGAAAATAGAATAACAATACTTTGTATTTGATATCCATCATACACGTTATATCAAATTACTCAATAAAAATTTAAATTATTATATAAATAATTTATAAGGTATTGCTTATATACATTTTAATTCCCCACCTCATTTAAAAGATTCTAACTTAAAAAAGTTAATGACTAAATTTAGTTGGTTGAGTATCAGGACATTAAACTGATGAAAAGTTAAGAATAAAAAACGAAAAGAGCTATTTATACAATGAATCTACTCACGCCATGATATTAATTATCTTATGAACAGACTCTACATTATTGCTATTAAAACTATTCAAAGTCCTTTTTCAGTATGTCCTCCAATACAGACCTCACCTTAAACATTAAGTGATCTATACACAGTGTCACAAAGCGCTACAACTTTCTCAGATGCCCCATAGTATTTTAGATAGGCGCCTAATAAGCGATATAACTCCTTTGAATGTGAGTGAAGAATCGCAACCATTTAAATAATAGAAGATAAAAAACAAAAGCTTGAAGCCGTATTTGTTTTTTATCAAAAGGGTAATAATAAGGAAGTCACATGAAAGAGACCAAGAGTGAGCTAGCAGGTACTGATCGTCCGGACTTGAAAAATCATAATGAGAAGAATGCCCAGCTGGATGCATATCGTCGTGATGCAACGGGGCAGGCTCTGACCACCAATCAAGGGGTAAAAATTTCTGATAATCAGAATAGCCTGAAAGCTGGTGTGCGTGGCGGAACTTTACTGGAAGACTTTATCTTTCAGGAAAAAATGACCCATTTTGACCATGAACGTATTCCTGAACGTATTGTCCATGCTCGTGGTGTTGCAGCACATGGTGTATTTAAGGCTTATCCTGGAAATGAGCGTTTTACCAAGGCTGGATTCCTGACTGATACTGAGCGCGAAACGCCTATGTTTGTGCGTTTCTCGACCGTACAAGGTCCGCGTGGTTCCTCCGATACCGTCCGTGATATCCGTGGTTTTGCGATGAAGTTTTATACCCAAGAAGGGGTATATGACTTGGTGGGAAATAATGCACCAGTATTCTTTGTTCAGGACGGAATAAAATTTCCGGATTTTGTGCATGCGATGAAACCTGAGCCACATACTGAGATTCCTACTGCCCAGACTGCACATGATACATTCTGGGATTTTGTTTCCTTAGTGCCTGAAACTGCACACGCAGTAATGTGGGCGATGTCAGACCGTGCAATCCCACGTAACTTCCGTTCAATTCAAGGCTTTGGCGTCAATACCTTCCGTATGATCAATGCTGATGGTGAAGCAGTCTTTGTTAAATTTCACTGGACACCAAAACAAGGCTTAACGCAGTTGACTTGGGATGAAGCACAAAAACTGGCAGGCCGTGATCCTGATTTCCATCGCCGTGACTTATACGATGCAATTGAGTCAGGTAATTATCCGGAATGGGAACTGGGTGTACAGATCGTACCTGAAGAGGATGAGCATAAGTTTGATTTTGACCTGCTAGATGCAACGAAACTCATTCCTGAAGAACTTGTGCCAGTGACACCAATTGGTAGTTTTGTACTGAACCGTAATGTTGATAACTTCTTTGCGGAAACTGAACAAGTAGCATTCTGTCCTGCGCATATTGTTCCGGGGATTGATTTCTCGAATGACCCGCTATTGCAGGCACGTGTATTCTCTTATACGGATACTCAGTTGATCCGTTTGGGTGGACCAAACTTCCACCAGATTCCAATCAACCAGGCAGTTTGCCCATTCCACAATAATCAACGTGATGGTTACCATCAGCGTGCGATTCACCGTGGACAGGCATCTTATGAACCGAATTCGATTGATAATAACTGGCCAACGGAAACTACCCCGGCAGCATCGAATGGCGGTTTCGAAAGTTATGCAGAGCGTATTGATGGTCGTAAGATTCGTGAGCGCAGTCCATCATTCAGTGACCATTTTACCCAGGCAAGATTGTATTACCGCAGTCTGACTCCATATGAGCAACGACATGTGGTAAATGCCTATGTGTTTGAGCTGAGCAAGGTACAACGTGTAAATATTCGCGAGCGTGAAGTTCTAGAAATTCTGTGCAATATCGATTTAGATCTGGCACAGCAGGTAGCAACCAAACTGGGTATCGTGATTCCGCCAGAAAAACTGAATGTAGAGTTGCCAGAAGTGACCCCATCTCAACGTATTTCTTTGGAAGCGTTCCCGGCACCAGACATTAAAGGCAAGAAAATTGCTGTCTTGGTACATGACAAGGTCAATCAGGCCAATGTTGATGCGGTACTGGCATGGGCGAAAGAAGAAAGTGCGATTGCTGAAGTATTGGCACCAACACCAGCACCTGTGGTCAGCAATACTAATGTTACAGTGATAGCAGATGGTATGCAGCGTGGTGAGCCTTCGGTACTTTATGATGCTGTTGTTATGGTTGATGGCGATAACTATGACGTAGTGCTCAAAGATGGTACGGCGAAACATTACATCATTGAAGCTTATGTGCACTTGAAGCCAATTGTGTTATTGGGCGAGAAATTTGATTTGATTAATACCTTGGGCCTAGTCACAGATGAAGGTACATTAACTCATGAAGATTTTAAAGCAGTTGCTATGGAGTTTAAGCAACTGATTATGAAACATCGGGTTTGGGCGCGTGAACCAGTGTCTGAAATGATTCCTGGCTAAGACATCCAACTAAAAACTCCCTCAATTGAGGGAGTTTTTTATTGTGCCAAATTCTGTTAATCAATTAGATCGAATCTATATCTATCATAAATATGTTCTATTCAACGTCGATCTAATTTAAGTCAGATATCGCCTAATTCAAGGTGAATAAAATTGTATGATGGATGAACCTCTTTATTATCCCTTAATTGGCCAGCGGCGGTTTACCGAACCACCCGCATTATTGTAATGAATCACCTTGGCATAATTTCCTACAGCGGTTGCATTTTCAGGAATGTCTTTGGTCACCACGCTGCCTGCACCAATCGTGGCATTATTGCCAATTTTTACATCATCAATAATGCAGACATTCGGACCAATATAAACATTATCCCCGATATAAGCTGCATGTTTACCACCATTAGCACCAATGGTTGTAAATTGAGATAGATTCACATTATTACCAATCACTGTAGTGGGATTGACCACTAAAGGTCCACCATGGCCGATGTATAACCCATAGCCAATTTGTGTAGTGCAATGAATATCGATCCCGTATTTCTTTTTCTTATAATAAAAAATCGGGTAGGCCAATTTTGCAATAAATGATTTGGAAGATGCTAGACGCAGCCAGAAGCTGAAGTTAAAGCCGCGATTGAAAAGATAATTTTTAATGAGAGATTTTGCTGAAGTATTACCGCAATAGCGATACAGATCACTGAGAATAAGTTGCCAGATCATGACTGAGCATCGGATAGAAAAGACAGCGTATTTTGCGCTGAAATGAACAAATTCGGAAGTCTGCAAGACTAGCGGATTTTATATAAATCTCAATTGAAGAATTGTATGAATCTACTTTTAGAAATGTAATCAGGGCTTGCGCAGGGGAGAGGGGCAGCCTATATTAAGCTTACGGTAGGTCAAAAAACCATGCGACGCTACCATTAAGTTGGACGGATCAATGACAGTTAGTTGAGCTCGAACTTTGGTTCAGGCAATAAATCTAGCACTAGCCATCCAACACAGAGCCCGCAGCGATGCGGGCTTTTTAATGCTTAATTTTAACACTGTTTCAATTATATTCGCTGGATGAAAATAAATATCAGACTAATCATTTGATTCAGTATTCCATCTCATAATTAAAAAATACCTTGCTAAAAAATCTTACATATTCGTTTGAAAGGCTTCTAAATAACTATGTTATAAGAACTCTGATGACCAAAATTAATAAATCCAAATTAAAGAGAGGGCACCACGATGACAGAAGAGATGATTGATGTGCAAGTTAAAAATCAGTATGGCAAAATTCTTGATGTAAAAGCATTACTGCGTGCCGGTGCCCAGCACAGAGATCCCTCCCAACGCTTGGAACAGCAAGTTGAATATATTATGGTGGATGATGAAATTATCCGACCGTCGATTGAACTATTATTTGCTAGTGAGCAGACGGACTGTATTTACCGTGTCATAGAGCCAAAATAG